GTTTCATTTATATCTTCTAATTTTGTGCTATATTTCGGCAATCTTTCCTTCATAGCATCCAGTTCCTCTTGCGTAGGAACTTTTGATTTAATTTTACCTAATTCCTGTGGCATCTCGACTTCTACTGCTGGTGCAGGGGAGAAATTAATAATAGCCTTGCCATAATCAATTGGCAATTTAGGCAAATGCTCTCCACTTAATAGTTCAGCAAAGTGATCGACACGCATTGACATGATTGTCCGGTCTGCGCTTTTGTTTTTAGGGTCACCTTGTTTTCGTGGAATCTGTGTTCTATCAAGATTTAAAGGTCGAGTTTCATTAGTAAACAAATTAAGATAATCATTTAAAATAGATTTTTTCTCTTCTGCTTTTTGATAGTCAGGATCAAGTTGATTGTTTCCAACTGGAACTCCATTTTTATATCCACTTCCTTCAATTTCTGCCGCCCAATTTGCTAAATATTTTTTTGAGAAGTCCTGCCAAAATGCTTCTTTGCTTCCATTCCAAGGACTCAATCTGCCGGGCATTCTATCTGCCCAAAGATTCAGTTTTTCCCTCATTCTTCCAACGGAAATTGTTGTAACTAAAAAGTTGCCTGCGCTTGATAATTGCAAGCCAATAGGAACTACATCGTAAATCTTTGGAGAAAATGCTTTGTAGTTTCCTTTGTCATCCATTACCGCTGCGTAATCGACAAAGAAACGAGTGCCATCCTTGCGAACAATGGCATCATTTAATTCAAGAAGGTATTTCTTGATTTTCAAAGGAACAATCCCTTCTGGCAAATCTTTGATAGCCTGAATCTGCATTGGAGTGAATGATCCTCGATAGGTTTCAGACCCTTCGTAAACAGGCTCAAATCGACCCGGAGTGCCGTAGTCAGGAGTGTCTATGGCTTTCTTGAATAACTCTGCGCGATTTTTTATGCGCTTTGCCAATTCACCTTTTTCAAGCATTTTTGGCGTAACACCATCTGCCTCCGTTTGAAGTTGTTTACTAATCGATAGAGTTCCGCCTTCTGGAACTTGCAGTTGTCGAAGTTCAACGGGAACCTGACCATATCCTGAAAGCCTCTCCTCGCCATCCTTGCCGATTCTCCAAGAACCCTCAAAGACTGCTGGATCGGTAATCTCTACAGCATCTCCTATAGGCTTTCCTGCTGCGTCAAATACTTGAGCAATGGTCTTTGTTTCAAACAATCCAGAATCCATTCCATAGCGTTCTGCGGCAACCCTGCTTTTCTTAATATCTGCTTTTGAAATAGCAGGCACATCTGGTTGCGAAGTTATGGTAGAAAAGTCGCCATTCATGCTTTGCATGATTCGCAAAGCATTTCGTGCTGCGCTTTGTGCTTCTGGAGTGATTTGCGCCCCGGTTACTGCTGACTCGACATTGCCATCCATCCCAAGACCAAGCATCTTAACTGCTGCCTTTTTAAGCAGGTTATTCTTCAGCTTCAGTCTAGCAAAATCCAGCAAATGAATCTGCTTGTCATCAATGTTTTTTCCAAGATTGCGAGATAATGTATTAGAGAAAACTTCAGCAAGAATTTCTTCCTGCATATAGTTTTTTACATTTTCTCTATCCAACTGATTTAAACCAGAATCCCACAATCCAAGTGATTTTGCTATTTGTTCTTTTTCTTGTTTGGACTTGTTTTTTAAATATTGACTGTCAAATAAATCAACTAATTGATCGTTTGTGTATAAGCCATTTGTGATCGTTTTAGTTAAGCCAGAAGCGTCCTTAATTTCATTAGTGAAAAGAATTTTCCTAACATCACCAAGAGCATCTTGGATTTCTGGAACCCTAGAAATATGATGCCCTGTTTCGTGATTTAACGCATCAATTGGAGTCTCGCCAAACACTTCCATACGATTCCGCAGAGCATCCGAGTTAAGAACAATAGCAGGTTTGGCAGGATCAAATGCCATGTTGCTTTCACCTTGCTGTCCTCCACCAGAGTAGAATCCAGATTGTCCCGCATAAGTTAAAATCACATCGTCTGGAACATTGGCGAATGCTGGATTCTTGCGGAAATGGTCAAAGATTTGTTGGGTGGAAAGAATGTGAAATCCAACATTGTTTTGACCCGCTTTAAGCGATCCATTCAGCAACATATTGTTGCGTCCTAGTTGCTGAAGGAACTGCCTGCCAAATTCGTTTCGAGTTTGAACATTTGCTGTTTTCAGCAATGACAATGATTTCTGCTCTGCGGTTGCCGCTTTTTGAGCTTCAGCTATTTTGGCAGGGTCCGCACCTTTTGCCTGCAATTCCTGCAACGCAATTTGAGCCTGCTCTGCTTTTGTGGCTTGCCGATTGATGACATTGTCCCAATCGGTTAACTGATCGATTTCTCCACGGGTTTCTGGGCTGGAATCGCGATATGCCTTAAAAGCGTCCACATTGGCTTGCCTTGACTTCCGAGCGGCAATTACAGGGTCTTCGCCTATGAACTTGTTAAACGACTGCTGGACTGCCCTTCCGCCTAAAGAAAAGGCCAATCCCTGACCGATCATTGTTTTCAGTTCCTCTTCATCAGAAGAATCAATGATCCCGGTGGCAAGACCAACCAATGTTGGCTCAACGCCCAGCTTGGCATATTCGCCAATGTTGGAAACCATGTCATCGTTCACAAATCGCAAAATGCGCTTTGTCGTATCGCTTACCTTTCCGATACCTTGGTAGTCGATTACATCTGTTCCTCCTGCTTTGATGCCTTTCAATTTGTCCTTGGCATCTTTCAGTAGCTTCTCTGTCTCGATGTAATCGTCGGTTCCCTCTGCGTAGGTTTTTAATTTAGCAGAAAGCGTTTTAACCTCGTCTTGCTGTTGAGCTATGGTTTTAAGCGTAGCCAATGGTCCTTGCGCTCCACCAGCAGAAATCCTTCGTGCCGCAGAAATCTCTTTGATTGATTTCGGAATCTCCGTTATTGTCTTTAAAGTTTGCTTGGCAACTGGTATTCCAACTGCGCCACCAAGACTGCCTACAGCAAGACTCTGCAACGGATTTTCTGGGTCGAGTTGATAGCCAAGCATAGCACCAGACACAACTGGAGTCGCCTTTCCGATTTTTTGCCAAGTCGGACTTCTTTCAAAATAGTCTCCAGCTTTTTCAATTCCTTTTGCAGTTGCTCCTGCCGCTCGCTCAACCATCCCCGGCTTTTCTAGCTTTTCTAGTCGCTTCAGTTCTTTAGCTCGCAATGCCTGTTGCGCTTGTTTTTCAAAAGCATTGATCTGGTCATCAGTATACCGCATCTGACGCAGTTTAGTTCTAACCAATGGAGTCAACTGCTTGGTTGCGCTTAAAACATTGTAAGCAAATCCAAAATTGTCCAAACCAAATTGACCCGGAATAGCAAGACTGCCAAACATTGCTTGGTCTGGATCAGTTTCAGGAATGTCTTTTTTGATGTCTTCTATTGTTGTCTGGACATCAGAGTCAATCTGCTCTGCTCTTTTAGCTTGAGCCTCCTCCATGCTTAATTCTGGATACATGATCATGTATTCCTTAACAGATGGATGAAGAAGATTAGTAAACGACTTCATCGCTGGTGCATAATAAGTCTGTACAACCCTCGCAAATGCGCGAGGTTCAGCTTTCATCATCTTGGCTTGGGCAGTATCAATTTCGTTACGAGCAAGCCAATTTTCAAAAGACTTTTCTTTATCTTGGAGTCCAAATTTTTCGCTTATATTGTCCCAAGTCTGCATCCCTCCAGTACCAACTTTTGTACCCAAGAAATTCAAACTAATCGGTAACCCTGCAAGTTCATCCAAAATGGAATACGGAACTTGTTTTGCCTTGTATCGCTTCTCTTGAAATTCTTGTTCAGTCTTTTGTGCTTCTTGAGCTTTTTCAGGAGATAAATTCTCTTTTACCTTTTGCAGATATTTTTCATCTGTGTATGCATCAGGATTAGGTTGTTCTCCACCTTTTAAAGGAGTATTGGCGATTTGCCATGCTCTTTTTCTCCACGCTTCAACTTCTCCACGCTTCTCTGGAGGCAATTTTTTTTCCAAAGCTAACGCTTCAGCATATGTGCTATTCATGCCTAGCAATGCTGGAGTCCCATATTGAACCGCTTTAGCCGCACCCTTCATGCCTCCCCAAACCATTTCACCAGTCATGCTCAAGACATCACCAACATCCTCTAAAGCAGCATCTGTTAAGTTATACCAGTCAGCAGCATTCTCTGGAACTTTGGTATATGGAGATGCCGTTCTTTGATACTCAAAAATCTTTCTTGCTTGATCTGTGTTTAAAGAAATATCAGGTCTAGCTTTGCTTAATTCATATAAATCTTTGCCGTCTTCTAATCCATCGATTAATTCTAAATCCGCCGCATCAAAGTCTTCTTGATCTCGGTCGCCAAGAATAGATAAAACTTGATTAGATGGTTTTGATAAATCAACCTCTGGCTCTTTTACAGGAGCAGGCGCAGGCAAAGGAGAAGGAGTCGCCTTTGGAAGTTCTTCTTTAGATTGTGCCTCTTGTTTTGGAGGCTCAATGGCAGCATTAATTTGATTAATTAAATCTTGATTTTCATCTGGCTTTTCTTCTTCAGTTTGTAAGTTTTCGTTAGCAAGAACATCATCGATGCTCTTCAGAAGATCGTCAATTTCTGCCATTGTATTATTATTTGGAACCAGTCAATTGTTGCCTCAATGCATTTAATTCACTTGCCGCCTTTAATCTTTGCTCACTATTAGCAGGATAACTTTGCAGTTCCTTGATTTTAGATTGAACTTGTTGAGCTAAATTTTCTGTTGAAGAAACTTCTTCTGGCATACTAAATTCTAAAACAACTCTTTTCGGCTCAACATTATATTCTTTTGCAAGCCTAGTAAATTCTTTTTTAATTTGATTATGCTCACCTAACCTAGAATCGTATTGTTTTTTAGCTTGGTTAAGAAAATCTTTTCTTTGTGCATCAGCAAGAATTTGTCCATTTATTGCTTTGTTATATGCCGCAGCTACTCTATCTGGAACTCCTGCTGCGTTTTGAGCGTTTGCATATTCACCTTCCCTAACTGTAGAAGATGGATCAAGTAATTTCATAAATCCAAATATCAAAGACATATCTCCAGCAGCAGACGCTTCGCTTCCAGAAGTTCTTATGCTCCTCCATGCGCTTTGAATTGTTTTATAATCTTTACTTTGAGTTACAAACTCATCTCGTAATTTTTTTTCAGTATCAAAATCAATTCCAGTACCCTCTGATTTTTTAATATCTTGAATTTCTTTTGCAGTTAATTTTTTAGGATATTTAACTTTAAATCCTCGCTCGCCACTTCCTGTTGTTATTTCTTCAATTTCAGCAGGAGCATAACTACTTCCCATGATTTCGTTTATTTTTTGTTGTGCTTTAGCGGCAACATCTGGGTCTGCCCAAGTTCTTAAATAATTGCTTAAATTTTGAGTTGCAGCTTGAGGTGATTCCTTCCTAGCTTGTGCAACTGGAGTTGGCATATTAGCCAAAGAAGGTTGACCGAGTCCGGTCATCTGTTCACCTGTAGCTTTATAAAATTGTTCACGCAGTCCCTGCGCTTGCTCTGGCGTTACTAAACCTTTATATTTAGCAGTCAGGTCATAAGCTGGAGTCAATGGTCTAACTTGCGCCTGAACATCAGTTGACATATCCTGACTAGGAACTGGAATCTGCCCAGCTTGCGTTGCGGCAAGTTGCGCGGCTTGACCAGCACCAGCAGGAGTTGCCGCAGTTAGTTCACTTAAAGGTTTACTCCATAAATTTTGAACTTCTTGTGGAGTTGGACCAATGCTTGTTTGTTCAGCAAGCGGGATATCAGATAAGCTCCAATCAATAGGTTCGGCTTGCAAATCAGTTGATGGCAAATTCCACATTTCTTGCCCTGATGGAGCAAGATTATCTAAATCTTCTCCTGCGGCAGCATCAGGATCGTCTAAAGTACCATAATCAATTGGCTCATCTTTGTCTTCTTTTCCAAGTTGTTTTTTAAGAACTTTTAAACGAGCGTCTTTATATTCTTCTTCGTATTTCTTTTCTTCATCAGTCTTGCTTCCTTTGGCCCGAATATTAGCAATTCTTTCTGCCGCTCCGCGATCAAGGTCTTCTTTTTCTTTCTTTGCTTTCGCATCTCTTGCGCTTACATAAGCAGTAGTGATCCCCTGAAGTGCCGCCCCTACACCCTTATTCACTCCTTCAATCGCGCCAAGACCTACCAATTCTTCACCAGATGAACGAATCTGAAATGGCTTATCTTCTTTGAATGATAGTGCCGTGTGCTGAATGCTTGCGACAGGACGCATTCCAGCAAGTGGAGATTCGCTGCGGATTGTCGCGAATTGCGGTGAAAAAGAGTAGGATTCTGCTGCCATATTACATTCCTCCGAATTGTAGCCCGGATGCGGCTGGTAGTGTGAAACGATTAGTTGATTGCTGCGTTCCTCCAGTCCCAACATTTGATGCTAAAACTTGTGGTATTCCCATTTGTACAGCACTTGGTGTGTTTGTTGATGCGGGTCCAGCAACGCCCCCAGCACCACCAGCGGCAGAGATTTTTTGTTGTTGGGCAGTTCCTATATTGTATCCAGAGCCAGCAACTCCTTGTGGCGTTGCTTGCTGATCTAATCGTTGTTGATTTTCTGCCATCGATTGAAAATTTGACTGAATTTTGTTTTCAGCAGAACGGCGAAAATCTGCGGCTTTTTGGTTTTCTGCACGAATAGCCTGTTGTCTTTCTTGTTCTTTTCGTTCAGCCTCTAGTCGCTTGCGTTCAGCTTCTGCTGCTTTTTGTGCAGCTTCCATCTGCCTACGCATTGCTTCAGCTTGATCGTTTTGCCAACTTGATTGATTGTTGCTGCTGCTGCTGCTTGATTTTTTTCCACCTCCACCACCCATAATTATGTACCTCCAAATTGAAGTCCAGTTGTTTTAGGCAAACCAAAAACATTACTTGTGTTTGGTTTATTTACTTCTGTAGTCGGCAAATTTGCCATTGCACCCATGTCAACAAGTGCCTTTTGCCGTGCCGCACCAAGATTGTAACCGCCACCAGTTGCAGCAGTTCCTGCCGCCATTTGAGCCTGTCGTTCTTGTTCTAATTTGTTTTGGTCGGAAATTTGTTGAATATTGGAAAGCGTAGAAAGTTCTTGTTGCGCTTTCGATTCTTGCTGACGACGAAGTTGTTGAGCGGAAGCGTTCTGCGATTCAATTGCCGCTTGCCGCTGTTGTTCTTCTAATCGTTTTTGTTCAGCAGCATATGCCGCCTGCTGCTCCTGATACATCTGCATCTGTTGCGCCATCTGCTGGTTAAACATGGCTTGCTGCATTTGCATTTCTTGAGATCGCAAGTTTTGCTCTGCTTGGATTTGACTTTTACTTGGTCCGCTTGGTGCGCCTCCCATATTATTATTCCTTTCTTATTTTATTTGTTTATACCCCGCCAAACTTTATGCTTGACATATCAGGCATTTGAAAAGTATTCGCAGCAACGCTTTTGGTTGTTGTTTTTGCAGGATTATAAATAAATTCGGTAGGCATATTAGCAGGAGCAGTTGTATCACTAACTTTGGATTGTGCAAGTGCAACTGGAGTTGTAGTTGTTGGTGCTTGTGCAGTTTCTACAGATTGCGTAGGAGCGGCAGTTGGATATGCTTGTCCTTGCGCTCTTATATTAGCTAATTTAGCCTGCTGTTGCTGACGCATATTGTTCAGCATCTGTTGTTGTTGAGCAAAATATTGAGGATCGCGGCTCAAGCCTTTTGTCATTGGAGCATATGAACTTTGTTTTGGATTTAACCAGTTCATTAATGGTGCGCCAAAATTCTTGTCTGCGGTTAACCATTTTTCTCCGCTTGTAGGCAAAACATTTAAAGGGTCCATTATATTTAATGGATCAATAATTCTGCGAAGCGGTTTACTAATTCCAAAAGGATCAACAACTTTTGTTGTTAATTTGCCAAATGTTTTTCCAAATGCTGATCCACCCATATTAAATTTCTAGTTTTGTTCTAGCCTCCAAACAAAGCTCCGATCCGGGTTCAAATAATCGACACGCTTGTGGTCTGCAATTATAAACAGAACACTTAACTTTACTACCTACTTCTCCATCCAAAGCTACGCATCTATTATTTTCTGTCTTCATTAGCGGATAATCAGTTCGTTGCATTTCAATAGGAATGCCAATTGCGTCTGATCGATCTCGCTTGAAAATCGGCCACGACCACTTAAAACTGCAACAAGCTCCACATTTTTCACAATCATAGGTCGTCACATTCCGTACATTTTACCAACGCCACCAATTGCGCTACTAGCTAAAGTTTTCCCAGCATTCGCCCAAGCATCATAGACTGCGCTTTCGCCAGAACTGCGAAGTTGGAATGGCAAATTTGGCATGAAGTTTAAACCTTCTTTTTGGTTTTTCTGAAGCATTTCAAGCATCTTCAAATATTTCTCTGCTTGATCTTGGCTTTGCATTGCATTTGATTCGGAAGAGTCAAAATTAATGCCTTTGATGCCTTCCGCAAATGCTCCTAGACCTTGTGCTATTCGTTTATTTTGCGCTTGCGATGCATCAAATGCTTGCAAGTCTGCTGCGGTTGCCCGTGTTGCTGGACGAACTTCTGCTTGTGGATTGAATGCCCCGCCGGGCGTTGTGCTTGTTGCTGATCCTCCCATATTATTTGTTCTCCTTCCATTCTACTGGTCGAAATCCTAAATCAGGGATGACGATATCCTCGTATGGTGCTAAATGCGAAATGTTGCTAATCGTAGCTTTTAATTTAGGACAATGCACATGACTGCCTTGATGCCGATCTACGCAGTTTAAACAAGTCGGATAGAAGTCGGCATTGAGCGATTTATCTGGGTTATTTCCCCATTGCTTTGCGCTTGTGTGAATGTTGATCCGCTCGACATAACGAGTCGGATCAGGCTCGACATTGTTATCGATGAGATACTGGAAGATGTCGTGATCCATCCAGTCGTGCATGGGGTATAAACTCACAGGACTGCCCTCTGCGTAGCGAATTTCCTGCGACAATGGTACATGACCCTTGATCAAATCTGTGTCGCTATTTTTGGTTCCAATCCACACCGATTCCCAAGGCCAATTGAAAGTGCCTGTCGGGCGTTTTAAGAAGTCATCCACGCCACACATGAACTTCTCGCCTTCTTTCGGACGCTCGGTTCCTAACGAAAGTACAACTGCCTTGGTTCCCCATTGAAAGTAATGCAGGAGATCAAAGCGAACCTCTCCAGTCTCGGTATCAGGCCCATCTGCAAGCGCATATCGGCTTGCTGGATACTCAAAAACAGTCAAGTCCCATTCTTTAATTAATCGGTCTGAATAAGCGTAGCGTTCTCGAAATTTCGGTTGGCGAAACTGGATTACTGGAATGTCAATTCCAGCTTTAAAACGAAGCAAGTGTAGCATGGCAGTTGAGTCTTTGCCGCCACTCCAAAAAACAACAGAGTGAGGCCAATTTTTAGCCCACAACTTTGCTTTTTCAATCGTGTTTTCGATAAGTTTTGTCATATAAGAATTGCCGCCGCACCAATTGCCGCTCCACCTAATGCTGCGCCTCCACCAATCATTGCGCCTGTCCTTTGGTTTTGACCTTGCGCTTTTTGACTAGCAGCATCGTACAGAGATTGTTCGTATGCTTGACGATTTGCCTTTGAGGTCTGTTGCAAATTCAAAATCTCACCCATGTTTTTAGAGAGATAGTCAAAAGCATTCTGTCTGGCTTGACCAAGACCTTCTCCCATTGATTGCGCCCCAGCAAAAATGTTCTTTTGCCAGTCTGCCATAGCACCAAGGTTTGCTGCTTCTGATGCCATCCTGCCGCCGATCAATGCGCCGGGGTCTAGTCCACCCATAGGCTTTGCTTGAGATTGAACAAAACCTTGTCGAATATTGATGTCTTCTAAAATTCTTTTCCTGCCTTCTTCCGTAGACATATCGGCAAGTGCAGAACGACCAAAAGTGCTGGATGGATCAACTCCAGTAGCATACGATGCCGCAATACCTTTGTTCTGTAGCCATTCATCCATTAAATTCTTGAAAGCAGGAGCGGAGGTTGCCTGTTCAATTTGCTCTGGCAACTGGTAGCGCATACGAGCAGTTGCTGGAGAAAGCATCTGCTCAAATCGACGGGAAGTAGCTTCATTGCTTAATCCAAATTCTGCTGCTTGTCGCGAGGTTTGCTCGGCATCAAAATCTTGCATTAATGGTTGGCTTTTTGAATATAAGTCAAAAAGTTGTCCACGGGTTTGTAGGTCAGCAATCTGTCCCTCCAAAGCTCCACGCCCCATTTCATGTTTTTGAGATAACAAAGCACCTTCCTGACTCATGTCAGGTCTGCTCATATATCTTCCTGCGTCAACTGATGCTACACCTCCCATAAATTATTCCTTTCGTTTGATGTAATAAACTTCTCTATGCAATCTTTCCATGCCAAGTTTTTCCATAATTTCATTAGTAAATGTTTTTCTTTCATCTTGCAATGGCACTCCAACATAGCCCGGACCACCAGTTAATTGATTGTAAACTCTCCAATCATGCATTGTTTGTACTACATCTCTTGGACTTGTAAAGTCAGGGTGGAAAGCTGGATAGATTGTCGGAATAAAGACATGGTCACTATAGCCAATTAACTTATTATCTTTATAATGACCATAAACATTTATTTGCGGATGTTCTACAACTTTATGATCAAATGTTTCTGCAAAATCAACAAGTTCAAGAAACTCTCCTGAATCTTTTGGGATTAATTTATATTCAATTGGTGATCTCATTTATTTATTAGTTGAAACCTACAAATACATCGTCTGGTATTGGTCCTTGTTTGAAACCAACATACTTCGACCCAATTTGATCCAAGACATCTTGACGCTCGTTATAAGTGCCACACAAGGCACATGGCAAGCAGTTGTTTTGGGTTTTTTCAAATGGAATTGAAGAGTAAACCGGAACGAGAAATTCATCGGCAAATGGAGATATGAACTTGTTTGGAAAGTTCGTCAATCTTATTTTTGCTTTATTAATACTTGGCATATTAGCAGGGATTGTTTGCCTTGAATTCCTGTGCGGCATTTGTCGCGGCTTGCTCTGCGAGTTTACTAGCTTCTTCCTTCGCGTGACTATAAGAAACAGTCGAGATAAACGATGCGCTTGCGGTAGCTGAAATGGTCTGACTGCTGCTTGTGCAAGAGAGTGTGACAGTCTTGTAAACCTTCGCACTCCATGTCTGCTGGTTTAGCAAAGCGTTTTCGTATGGGCTTGACTCAAGGTCAATCGTGAAATTCTGTCCGTTCTGTCCAACCACGCATGACTTCGTTTCGTTAGCTTGAGGGATTCCTGTGGCTTTCTCGCTCCAAGGATCGATGAATAAGCGAACGATCTCAATCCCCATCTCTCCGCACCATTCGATTAGAATTGAAAAAGCCTTATCAACATCATTGGTAAGGGAACTTTCGCAAGTTTCGTAAGTTGCGCTTCTATTCGCAGATTCCGTAATTAACCTGCGATATTGAGTGTTTAAAAGCGAAACCTTGTTAATCTGATCTTCAAATGGAGTCCCTTTGTACTGCCATTCATTAGTGACCGCCAAAATCCTTTGATTCAAGATTTGCAAATACCTGCCTTTACTTCCTTTGTAGCTTACTTTTAAATCAACTGTCCCGCCAATCTCGCAAGCATCAATTTCAGAATAGATAAACTGCTTTAAATCCATTGAATCACCAAGCAATGGAGTCTCTAATTGGCAATAAATCCTATTGTACAAATCAGTATTCGTTCCATCAGGATTGATTTGCAGATAAGTGTCGTAGCGTTCTGGTTGAAAAGCCTCCCAAAGATGGTTGTAAGAACCATCGGCAGTCGGAGCGTAGTCAATTGAAAATTGAAAGCATCGATTTTGATTGTCGATCTTGCCTGTAGTCCATTGTACAGGACGAGTTCCTGTCCATACTCCTGCCCATGCTGGTTGCCGTCCTCCACCCCACTCTGCCGCAGGAGCATAATCCATAACCATTGTGTCAGTATTTAGCTTTGACAGATATGGAACGGAGTACATTAAATAGTTTTCAAATGCAACCGCGCAAATATTAGATGGGTCGCCATCCATTAATTGCTTGGTTCGCGCCATCTCAATGTCTTTAAACAAGACTTGAGAAGATAAATAACTTGCAGACGCAATGTCTGCTGCAACTAATCCTCCATCAGAATACCACCACAATTGACCAGCTTGGAATGCAATCGACCTATTAGAAACGCATCCAATTGTAGGATAAAGCGTGTTTTGAAAGTTTGCCGTAGTGGACCATTGAGTGCGGTCCAAAATTCCACTTGCAAGCGAATATGTGGCTCGATCTGTAAACACAATTAATCGTGTAGAGGTATCTTGACCTACATAGGAAACAAGACCAGTAACTGGTCGCACAAAAGCGAAGTCTCCGCGCCCAGTTCCTGTTGTGCGTTCTTGCCATGAGGTGGGGTCGCCAAGATCGGATGCAAGAACAATATTTTTTTCAGCAATCCACATTCGATTGCCTGAATAAGCCATATGAGTCCCAGTTGGAATAGCGCGATCCTGATTGCCAACCTTGTCGCTACCATCCCACCAACCCGGCGCAGACTGCCCGTCCTGCATCATCACGATGGTATGGGCTGGGGTTACTAACTCATTTTCGGAAGTCGCCAGATTTGCTGTTTTTGTGGCTAAAGCAAAAGCAATGTTCTCAACATCCTTGTCGAACTTTATGTTCGTTAGCTTAAAATCATTCCAGTTCTTCGGTTGAACTAATGGAAATGGCGCATAGTAAACAGAACCATCAACTGCAAAGACGATGTAGCTCAATTCTTGTTGAACAACACCATCTCCGTTTACATCAAAAATTTTAGCAGGAACTACAGTCGTGACTCCATTTTCTTCGCGGCTAAACGATGCTTCTTTCTGCTTGTTTGCCTGAAAAATCACGCCTCCTTGCAAGTTGCCCGGCGGAAGACTCAACTGCATTTTGTAGCCGGGGCGAGTCTGCGCGATGCCGCCGCGAATCGAGAGGTTGACCCCCCACTTAAATTGATTTTCTGGCAACGCCCAAGGGTTCCGCACCGAATTGACTCCCTGCGTCCATCCAGTTGAAACCTTTTGAAGTCTACCTGATGTGATGTTTTCGCTTTTCATCTAGAACATCACAGGTTCCTCGCCATCGGCGTAAACAAGATTTTGGATTTGCGGAGGCTGGAATGCGTGACCATCAAGATGCTCTTGCTGGTTCTTTAGATAGTTGAAAGCAACACCCCAGTAACGAACTGCCTGATCTGCGAAATCTTTGTCTTCAAGATCGCAAGCGTGAACAGCAGTAATGATCGCTCTTTCATGCTCTACAGGGATGTAGTCCTGCATAGATGTGACTGTCGGAGGAGTCAAGCGGTATGCAATCCTCGCCCAAGCACATCTTTTCCCAATGCGAATCCTGCGATAACTAGGATTAATCTCGTCTGGGTGATACTGACCGATCAAGGTCATATCATTGCTGCGTCCGTAGTCGAATGCATACAACGAAACATATCCATCGGTCTTTGGCTTTTCAATATTTGAAATGCTCTTAACTAAAACCGGACCTTGGATGCTATCGACAAAGAATGTCGAAGTGGTCTTATTTCCGGTTGTAAGATACTGAACTCGACCAGTCGTTGAAGACAAGTTTTGAGCGTTGGAAAGCGTGTTGTACAACTCAAATTCATCAGCATCGACTTTTCGGACATAGTATGTCGTTCCTGCGACAAGTCCATTAGGCAGGACATCGTTTTCTGCTGCTCGCACCGAAATCTTGTCTCCAGTCTCGTACAGGCAGGCAGGAGCATAAATGCTGGTCGAAGGTTGAACTGTCATCACTCGGCGAATGTCCAGAGTCAATCGACCTGTGCCGGGAGTCGTGATCGGAACTAGCGTTCCACCTTGATAAACCTTAACCCGATTGCCAAACAATTTTACTGTGTAATCTGTGCCAGCAACGATCGGCAACGGCAATGTGCCAGACGATGTGAAATTCACGATTTCGTCATCTGCAATGAACTGGATATTGTCTGGTTCGATTAAGTTGTCGTAGACACTCGGCGTGACGCTAAAGCGGATGCCAAAGTAGGTTTGTCCAGTACCAAATGCGGTGGTTACAACCTGACCAGTTGCGCCGCCAGAAATAGCATTTGCCTCCGATGTGTAGACTCGACCAGATTCATCTGTGTCCTTGCGTAGCCAAAATTGCGTGACTCCGTTGTCAATGGATGGCGATGTAGTTGGCAACAGGAAGTCGGTCCCAAAATAGAATCCTTGAGTCTGACCTAGCGACGAATAATCGCCGCGCCAATTGCCCGTGAATGAAATTCCAAATGCTCGCGAAAGCACAACATAGAGAGTTCCAGAACCAGACGATTTAATGTCAACTTCACCAAAATCAGAACTTTTAATTGTAAATTTCCCAGCACCGGGGTTTTCCGCACGATATGCGGTTCCAGAGGCTAAAGGAGTTGGCAAAGTTCCAGTAGACTGAAACTCTACAAACACGCCAGTTGAAGAAATTATACTTACAGCAGGAGGAGTCGTATATCCACTACCAAGAGTGATCATGTCAATGGATGTTATTTGTCCTCCAGATATATTTGCTCTTGCTGTCGCTCCAGTACCTCCACCACCTTCAATTTTTACTTGCGGTTCTTGAGTATATCCAGTTCCTGCATTATTAATATTTATTTTAGAAATAAATGAAGTTGTAATTTCTGATGTGGCAGTTGCTCTATTGCCTGCATTTGTATTTGTGGCAGTTGTGTTGGGTGCTGTATCTGGTCCCAATGCACTAGGCGAAACAAAAGTAAATACTTTTGGAGTCGCAGTCGCAACTCCAGCAATTGTTTTTATTCCATTATATTCTAGAACGCTTGCGTTCGCTATTTCAATTTGATCTCCATTTTGAAATCCATGTGCAACCGAGGTTGTTACTGTTGTTGTAAATGGTGCAGTTGCTAATGTTGTTATAGAATCAACCGAAAAACTAACAGGAATAGGCAAAGAAATTTCTACAATAGGTGCTATATCATAACCCGCTCCAGAATCAGTTATAATAACTTCACTAATTGTATTATTAATTGTATTCCTTATAGCATATCCTTTTGCCGCCCTTGCTTGTTGTCCAGTTGGAGGTGTAGGAGGATTGCTAAATGTTACTGTTGGCTCAACTGTATATCCAGACCCAGATGATGTTACTCTTACACTTGTTACAGAACCTACAGGAACCGCTGTTCCTGTAGCATTTATTCCTGCTGGAGTTGGGAGAGTTAATCCTGTTGCAGTAACCTGATTTGTTTTTCCAGTTGCAATTGTAGCTGGAATTAATTTTACCAATGACACAACTCCTGTATTTGGAGTTGTTAAAACAATTGGATTTACAAAAAATGTAGTTGATGAAGCATCTGCATCAGATTTATTTTCATGCAATGTTACTGTATTAGAATCAATAACATTAACATAATAATTTTTATTTAATATTAATGGTTTTGGAAGAACCCCGCCAGATGTAAATGCTTGAACTTGATCTCCATCTTGAAACAAATGCGGATATTCAAAAGTTAACTTTGTTTCAGGCGCAATCTCTTTGCGGATGTCAACATTGATATTGGCAGTTGAGCCTGTCGTGTAAACCTCTCCGTAGTTGTTTTGAGCGTTTTCTTCAGTCTCGAAAATTTGAAGTCGAGTAGGGTCTAAAAGATTCCCGAAATAAGTTGTCTCGGTCTTGAGAGGAGCAGGCAATGTTTGGCTCGGCGGAAAGAAAATAGGATTTGCAGTTGAGATTCCAATCGTAGGAGCAATAGGATTGTTTAAACTATCTTTAAACTGCAATGCAGTAACTACTCGACTTGCTCGCTCATCAAGGAATTCCAATGGTCCAGCCCCAACGATGGATTGCAACGAAATAGGGTAGTCGCCTGATTGTGCGTTAAGCGAGTCATTAAAAATCTTGATTGTCAGCGCATCAATCACCCCAATGTAGTAAGTCTGCCCATCGGATAACGCCACAGGGATGGTCCCGCTAATCGGAGTAATACTCATCCCTTGACCAGAATTTAATTGGTGAGGAGTTGCAGATTTGAATGACTGAATTGGCGTGATTCCAACTTCGCGAGTCGCAACATTTGCGCCAGATGGCGAGATTGTGCCATACGCAAAATCGGAAGGCGAATTGATCGGAATCAGCAACCCATCAACGCCAGTCCCATCGGCTAGTTGACTGCGGATCGGACGATTCGTGTCGTTAGTGCCAACAACTCGGATGACCTTGCCTACATCGTTGGAGGATTCCGCAATAGCTATCAACTCGGAAGGTTGAATGATCTCCATCAAGGTAGCTACATATCCTCGATCATCCCACGCCCACTCGACGGGGTTATATTTTCCGCCTTTGTTTACATGGTACTGGAAAAGACGATTGCGGAAGTATGTAGGACTGCCATCTACATTGACTGCAAGAGGCACAGAAACGCCGCGAGGAAGCGCAATGGAGCAACCATCCCAACCTGTGCAGACATCGACCTCGGCAGTCGATTGCATCCAATGCCCAGACTCCATAAGAGTCTGGACTGCCTGCGAAATCTTTCGGAAAACTTTTGGCTTATCAGTCGTTCCTAAAATCTCCGCACATTCCTCGAAAATTTGCGAAACGAACATGGTTATACAGCACCACGGGAAAGTTCTTGTGCGAATGCGGCAAGATCAGCATCTTCAGTCTCGCCGGGAGTTGCAGCAACAGGCATCTCGCCTTCACCCGCGCCTGCGGCTTGCTGCTCCACCTGAACTGCCAGAGCATCGATAGCCTCTGCCAATTGCACTACAATTCCGTGCAATTGGTCGAAGGTAGATTTAGGGATGCTCATCATTACCTCGCCTCCTTCAGGAGCGGCAGGAGGCATTGGTGCTTCAGTCATAGCCTCCATAGGCATTGCGGTATCTTGTTTTTTCATAAATTAGTCTTCTTCTTCACTTCCACCAATTTCAATTTCGATCTTGGTTTTTGGTTTTTCTTCAGCTTCTTCAAGTCCATTTTCAATGGCATCTTCATCATCCATCTCTTCTTCCATCTCTCCAGACTCTTCAGAATCTTCAGGTTTGATTCCACAAATGCAAAGCTCGACACAATGACGCTTCTCGGTCTTTCCATCACGCATCATGGTTTCCTCTTTCTCCATGACTTTCTTGAAGAAAATCATGGCGGTTCCCTCTTTTGGCAAGCTTTTCAATGCCTCGGCATTTTCAAAATAAAGCGATGGATAATGAAATTCGCTTTTCGGCATCTCCATTTCCATTGACATTGGCTTTACAGGTTCACCAAGGTCTTCAAAACCAGACGGCAAATCGTATTTTTCTTTTGAATATGGCATATTATCGAATTCTCCTTGCTTGTATGTTTCCAAATGCTGAAAGCGTAGCAACAGTAAATGTTGCTTGAGCTAACAAATAAATAGGGGTCGATGGGGATGTAGTTGTAATAATTGATTGAGTCGGTATTGGCAATGCTACATCAACGCTTGCAGTCGGCACAAATGCAGCAGAAAAATTAGTTGCGTAAGTGTCTTGTGATCCAAGTGCTGTTGCAGATGTTCCAATTCCTCTTTTTAAAACAGTAATACTAGTAGTGGTTGCGGCTCGAAAAGAAATTTGACCAGTAATTAACCATTCTCCGGGCGGCAAATTAATGCTAGTTACTGCTGTAGCAGTAGAACTTGGTTGAGTTTGAGATGTTAATGAAACCGAATTTGCAACAGCAATGCTTGATGAAATAACTTCCCCTACATAACCAGACGCTCCAGATGCTCCAGTAATTGATCCGAATATTAAAGAACTTGGGACTTGCGCTCCAGTTGCGCCAGTTGCTATTCCGCTAAATACAGGAGAAGTAATTGTAGCTTCAGATGCAATTGTTGTATTTATAGAAATACTTTCACTTCCATTAAATCCGGTTGCTCCGGTTACCGCACCAGCAACTTGAATTGTCCTACTATTTTGTAAAATTGTTGCACTAGATGCGTTTCCAGTTACATTGCCTGTTACATTACCAGTAACATCTCCAGTAACATCTCCAGTAACATCTCCAGTAACATCTCCAGTAACATCTCCAGTAACATTACCAGTAACATTACCAGTCAATGAACCAGTAATGGTCGCATTGCCAAATGTTTTTACACCAGTAATAGTCTGCGTTGTATCTGTTGTGCAGATATTCGGAGCGATTACTGCTTGAGTTGCTTTTTTTAGTGGCATAATTACTTTGTGATTGTTTCTGTCAATGATTTTTTTATAATTATAATTAAATTATATTAATTTACAAATATTTGCATAGTTGGTCTTACATAGGATTCATATGTTATTGATGCTGTATTGGAGGATGTATGTCCTCTGCAAATCATATTTATTGTTCCCATTGCAGATGAAGTTTCTCTTGTTGCTGTAAAACCTAAATATCCAGTAGCGGGAACTCCTCCAACAGTTTGAGCTAATCCTGCTGCTGTAGTAACATTAAAAGATGTTGCTCCATTTACTGTCCATCCTGTATAAACACCATTAACAAAAGAATTTATAACAATATCTGCAACATAATTTCCTTTTGTAACTTGCTGAACTCCTGTTGATATTGTTGTTGCTATTACTGCTGTGCTAACAAAAACTCTAATAAAAAGACCTAGATTTCCAGTTCCTCCAAATAATGCTTGAGAAAGACATGATCCGGGATATAAACTAAATTCTGAAAACAAATCCAAAGAAAAACTATCATTTGGAGTTGATGTCGAAAAACCATCAAAAGGTTTATAAGTTGCAACTCCGTTTAAAAAAGAAGCACTTCTGCCAAATTGATATAAGGTTCCAGAACCACTAGCAAAATTAGTTTCATAAAAAGTTGTAATAATGCTATCTGATCCAATTTTTCCTACGACATCTAACGGATTTCCTGCTGTTGTTTTCCCAATCCCAACATAACCACGATTAGTAATTACAAATGGAGTTGAATCTGGATTGGATGAATCTTCTACTTTAAAAGAATCGCCATTTCCATTTTGAGTGATTGTAAGAGCGGCAGATGTGCTTGTATTTGTAATAAACCAACTTGAATATGTTCCAGAAGCATCTTCTGATGTAATATTTGCAACAAGAACTCCTGTTGAAAAATTATAACTCACAACAGTGCCAATCATTACTGATGCAGTAAAAGTTGAAAACCTTCCAATTTTTACTCCATCTCCCGGTTTAAAATCAAGTCCTGTATTTGTAGTTAATGTTTGTGTTCCTAATGCAAATGTCAATGAAGTGCTTGAAGTTCCATTATAATTTAAGGAAATATTTTTTTCCGCTTTAATTGTTTGAGGAGTATCAGTAGTAACAATGCTTGGAGTAATTACATTTTGAGTTGCTTTTGTGATAGGCATATTTTTGTTTTTCTATTTGTTTTTTTGTTATTTTTATGCAGTTGAAAGTGAAATGACAATCAAAGAACTTCCAGAAGGAACTGTTGATATTGTTATAGTTCTTGGTGAAACATTGTCAATTGTAAAATTTGATGGAGATTGGAATATGCCATCAATGGTTACTAAATAATTAGCAGAAACAATGCTTCCAGATGTATTGCCAGTTAATGTCCAAATTGTTGTTGTTCCGTCCCCTGTAAAAGTGTAAACATTTCCTGAATTTGATGGAGGAATTGCGCCAGTTGCGCCTTGAAATCCTGTGCTTCCTTGAAAACCTGTTGCGCCAACTTCACCAATTCCTGTTGCGCCAGTTGCTCCTGCGCCAGTTGCTCCGATTTCTCCGACACCAGTTGCGCCTGTAGACCCTATTCCCCCAACGCCAGTTGCGCCAGTTGAACCTTGAAATCCAACCCCAGTTGCTCCAGTCGCGCCAACTCCAGTTGCTCCTGTTGGGCCTTGAGGCCCGGGTGCCCCAGACAATGATACACTCCAACTTAAAAATGTTCCAGAACCAGTAATTAATGTAATATTTACGATCAATTCACCAGTAACACTATTGTAACTCGTAACGCTTCCTTCCATTTTATTAGAAGAAGAATTAGCAATAATAACGCTTTGACCTACACTTAAAGCTAAACCAGTTTGAACAGTCAACGATTGCGTTCCAATTGCAATAGTTAACGAAGTATTAGATGTTGTTGTATATTTATCTCCAGATAAACCTGTTGCGCCAGTTGCGCCAACGCCAGTTGCACCGACAAACCCTGTGCTTCCTTGAAAACCTGTTGCGCCAACTTCACCAACGCCAGTTGCTCCTTGGAAGCCTGTTGCGCCAACTCCAGTCGCCCCGGTTGCCCCGAAACCAGTAGAACCTACTTGTCCAGTTGCGCCAACGCCAGTCGCGCCTTGAAAACCTGTTGCGCCAACGCCAGTCGCGCCAGAGAAACCAGTTGGTCCGATTGGCCCAATAATACTAACAATAACAATACTCGATCCACTTGGGACTGGATCAGAAATTGTCAAGGTGAACGGAGAGCCAGATTGAATTGTATAATTATCAGGGTCTTGAACAATTCCATCAATAGAAACTAAATAAGAAGCAGATACAACAGAATCTGCTCCGCTTATATTGAATATTGTTTGCGTTCCATCACCATTATATTGCCAACGAATTCCTCCTGCCGCCGCAGTTCCTGAAAGCCCCGTTGCCCCAGTTAATCCAGTCGCGCCAATTCCCCCTGCGCCAGTTGCGCCTGTCGCGCCAACCGATCCAACGCCAGTTGCGCCTGTCGCTCCCGCGCCAGTCGCGCCAATTCCCCCTGCGCCAGTTGCGCCTGTCGCGCCAACCGATCCAACGCCAGTTGCGCCTGTCGCTCCCGCGCCAGTCGCGCCGATTACGCCTGTGCTTCCTGTCGCGCCAACCGATCCAACGCCAGTTGCGCCAGTCGCTCCCGCGCCAGTTGCGCCGATTACGCCTGTGCTTCCTGTTGCACCAACCGATCCAACGCCAGTT